AACTCCAAGAACCTCCGGGACAAGCTCTGGTCCTGGTTCACGGAAGTGGCCATGACCCGATTGATGCCGGCGGGCCGCGTCGTTATCATCATGACGCGCTGGCATGAGGACGATCTGATCGGCCGGCTGACTGACTCATCCAACCCCTGCTACAACGCCGAGGAAGCCAAGAATTGGAAGGTCCTGGCGCTGCCGGCTATCGCCGGCGACGACGACCCCATGAAGCGCAAGCCAGGGGAGGCCCTCTGGCCGGAGCGCTTCCCAATCCCGGCCCTGGAGCAGATCAAGCGCCTTAACCCCACCGGCTTCTCAGCTCTATACCAGGGAGCTCCCACCCCGGAGGACGGCGACTTCTTCCGCAAGGATTGGCTGCAGACGTATGACTCCCCTAGCGCGATCCCTCCGAACCTCCGGAAGTATGGCGCCTCCGACCATGCCGTCTCGATCGCCCAGGACGCGGACAAGACGTGCATGGGCTGCGTCGGCATCGACGAGGAGGACAACATCTGGGTCCTGCCGGACCTGTTCTGGCGCCGGGCGCAGACGGACATTGTCTGCGACGCCATGCTAGATCAGTTCCGGCGCAACGCCCCTTTGCTCTGGTGGGCTGAGAAGGGCCACATCTCCAAAGCCATCGGCCCGTTCCTGCGCAAGCGCATGCAAGAGGAAAAGATCTACTGCGCGATCGACGAGGTAACCCCGTCCAAGGACAAGCAGACGCGCGCCCAGGCGATCCGCGGCCGCATGGCCATGGGCAAGGTGTTCTTCCCTAAGTTCGCGAGCTGGTGGCCGGCTGCGCAGCTGGAGCTGCTCAAGTTCCCGGCGGCCAGGCATGACGACTTTGTCGATTGGATCGCGCACATCGGCATGGGCCTCAACCTCCAGGTAGGCGCGAGCGCGCCGTCCAAGGCAGACACCGGACCTAAGACCGGCAGCCTGGCCTGGGTCAAACACTCCTCCAAGATGAGGGAGTATGCGGAAAACAGATTGCGCAATTTCTGGTCCTAACGACGATTTTTTTATGGAAGCCAACGAACCTATCGAACCTATCGAAGCAGCGCCTTACCAGGCGCCACAGCAACCCCAGGGCATCAAGCGCGACCCGGATCCTAACGCCAAGGACTCCATGAAGGCCCTGGTCAAGGAATGGCAGGGCAAGATCATGCGCGCCAAGAAGCATTGGGAGCGCCCGATCCAGGGCATGCGCGACGACATGGACTTCTACATGGGCAAACAATGGCCCGGCCACCGCGGCACCCAGGACGACCGGTATGTCGCGAACCTGGTGCAGCGCCACGTCCAGACGCGCGTAGCTGCGCTCTACGCAAAGAACCCGAAGGCGATCGCGAAGCGCCGCAACACCCTGGACTTCACCCTCTGGGAGGGCGATGCCAGCCAGCTGGAGTCCGGCAACGTAGCTAACCAGCAGTCATTAATGACGACCGGCATGCCGGATCCTCACGCCATGGCGCTCATGGCCGACGTCGAACAGGGTTTCGAGAAGCGCCGGCAGCTCGACAAGATCGGCAAGACGATGGAGATCATCTTCCATCACATCATCGAGACGCAGAACATCAAGACGCACATGAAGCAGCTGGTTAGGCGCACATGCGTCACCGGCGTCGGTTTTGTGAAGATCGGTTACCAGCGCGTCATGGAGATGCGCCCGGAGGACGTCGAGAAGCTCACGGACATTACCGAACAGGTTAAGACCCTGGATCGCCTGGAGCAGGATCTTAAGGATAACAAGTTTGATGAGAACAGCGCCAAGCGCGCGCAGCTTGAGCTCCTCAAGAAAGAGATCATGGAGAAGGAGGACGTGATCATCGACGAAGGTATCGTCTTTGATTTCCCTCAGTCTCAGAGCATCATCGTCGATACGCGCTGCCGGCAGCTCCAGGGCTTCATCGGCGCCGAATGGGTCGCCCAGGAGTTCATTCTCACCTGTGACGAGATCAAGGAGGTCTATAACGTAGATCTTGGAACGTCGTTCACGCGCCAGGAGAACAAGTATGCCGGGTCCGACGAAAAGAGCGAAGCCGACCTGGCTAAGGTCTGGGAGATCTATTCCAAGCGCGACGGCCTCAAGTATGTCATCGCGGACGGCTACCCGGACTTCCTGGTCGAACCCAGCTGCCCGGAGATCAAGCTCAAGCGCTTCTGGCCTTTCTTCCTCCTGGCCTTCAACGAGGTTGAGTCCGACCGGGACATTTACCCGGCGTCCGACGTCCGTCTGATCAAGCCGATCCAGATGGAATACAACCTGGCGCGCCAGCGGCTGCGCGAGCACCGGAACGCCAACCGGCCGCTATACGTCACGCCGGTGGGCATGCTTTCCGAGGGCGACGTCAAGAAGCTCATGGATCGCCAGCCTAACGAGGTGATCCAGCTCATGTCTCTCCAGCCCGGCCAGGCGGTCAACCAGCTCCTGCAGCCGGTCCAGCCCATCCAGATCGACCCCTCCCTGTATGACACCTCCATGTTCATGGAGGATCTGTTCCGCGTCGTCGGCAGCCAGGAAGCCAACCTGGGCGGCGGCACCGGCAACACGGCGACCGAAGTCTCCGTAGCTGAGTCCAGCCGAATGAGCTCCATGGGCTCTAACGTGGACGACCTGGACGAATTCCTCACCGAGCTGGCCCGCGCAGCCGGCGCCGTCATGTTGACCATGATGGACCCGGCCACGGCTACCAAGATTGCCGGCCCTGGCGCCGCCTGGCCCACCCTATCCTCCCAGGAGATCGCCAATGAGCTGCTCCTGGAGATCGAAGCCGGCAGCTCCGGCCGCCCGAACAAGGCTGCGGACATAGCTGCGTTTGAGCGCCTGGCTCCGCTGCTGATCCAGATCCCTGGCATTGACCCGACCTGGCTGGCCAAGGAGGCCATCAAGCGCATGGATGACGGTCTTGACCTTACGGAAGCCGTCCGAGCTGCGCTGCCGTCCATCGTCCAGATGAACGCTCAGAAGCAGATGGCTGAGATTGAGGCGTCCCAGGACCCCAACATGCAAGGCGCAGCCGGTGGTCAGCCGGCGGCCCCAGATCTAGCTCCTGGCGCCCCCGCCGGCGGCAACGTGAACGTCAACGCCCAGGTCCCGAACATCCCGCCGTCTAAGTCATACGGGCTACCCCAAAATGGGGTTTAAGCTCTTATTGCCAGGGAGCCTGGAGCTGAAAGACTAACTTTGTGAGCGAGACGCTAAATAGCACCGGGTCGGAACCGTCGATCGACCCCACATCCACAACCCAGGCGCCTATCCAGGCGCCTGTTGAGCAGAACGCTGCGCCCCAGGTGAGCGCAGCGCCGGAAGCTCCGACGCTAAATGCAGATACCGCTGGTTCGTCACCGGCGGGCGACACGGACGCTAACAAGAAGATCAGCCTCTTAGACGTGATTAAGACCGCGTCTGAAGGTAAATCTGACACGGCATCGTCCACCGTGGGGGATCAGAAGGTATCCGCGCAGGGATCCGCAGCCGATGACCAGGGCTTGGACAGCTCCGGTCAGAAGAAAGCCCCCGATGCGCAGGAGCTACCGTTCCATAAACACCCGCGCTGGCAGGAGATGGTGGCCGAGCGTGAGTCATTGAAACCGAAGGCCGAACAGTTCGAGAAGATTAACACCTTCATGACTACTAACGGCCTTTCGCCGCAGGAAATGGCTGAAGGCATGTATATCATGGCGCTCATGAAGAACAACCCCGCCGAAGCGCATCAGCGCCTCAACGGCTATGTTCAAGGCCTTGCTCGCTTCACGGGAGATGTTCTCCCGCCGGAAATCCAGAGCAGGGTTGATGAGGCGCTTATTGATAAAGAGTCAGCCAAGGAGCTCGCCAGGCTTCACGCCGAGCGTGACTTCATGATGGCTCGACAGGCCCAGCAATACCAGCGCGCGCAGGAGAATGACGAGTATGTCCGACAGCAGGAGATGCTCGCGCAGTCGCAATCAATGGTCAACGCGGTGAGTCAATGGGAACAGGTAGAACGATCCAGGGATCCGGAATGGTCCGCGAAATACGAGATGGTGCAGGACCGGGTGAAGGCCCTCCTGGCAGAACGGCCGGCAAGCAACGCGTCGGAAGCTATTGAGATCGCACGTCGCGCTCTCTCCGATGTGAACGCTCGCCTACGGCCCCTTGCCGGGAGAAATACGCCGCTTAAGGTTTCCACTAGCTCAATGTCGTCCGTCAACGCCTCGCCGGCGCCGCGCAGCCTAGCTGACGTGATCCGGTTAGGCCTTCAAACATAACCCAACGAACCAGATAATACCATGCCCTCCACGTTCTCCTCCCTCGACCACATCGTCGCATCGGCTCTCGACTTCCACGTCAAGAGCGACGCGTTCGCCCAGACCATCCAGGAAAAGCCCCTGCTCGCGTTCATGAACAAGCGCAAGCAGACCTTCCCCGGCGGTAAGGGTGACATCTCCCTCCCGATCACGTTCCATGACTCCCTCCCTGGGATCCACGGCTACGAAGGCGACGACCAGGTTGCCTACGACAATCCCGGTAACACCAAGCGCGTTTTCTTCCCCTGGAAGGAAATCCATGCTGGCATCAAGGTCACGCTGACCGAGCTCAAGATCGACGGTATCTCCGTCTCTGACAGCACGACCGGCGAAAGCACCTCCAAGCACAGCAACCGCGACGTCACCGTCCTCACCAACATCCTCAAGGCCAAGCTCGACGACATGACCGAAGGCTGGGCCCGCGGCATGAACCAGATGTTCTGGAAGGACGGCTCGCAGGACGCCAAGGTTGTCGCCGGCTTGATGAACTTCCTCAAGCCCGGCCTCGCCATCACCGGCGGCTCTACGGATCTGAACGCTACCGGCACCACCGGCGGCATCTCCCGCGCGACCAACGTCCTCTGGCGTAACCGCACGGATAAGTTCACCTACGCGTCCGGCCAGACCAACATCATCGACTCCCTCCGTAAGGAAGTGCGTCAGCTGAAGCGCTACGGCGGCAAGCCGAACGCGATCTTCTGCGGTTCTGGTTTCCTTGAGAAGCTTGAGAAAGAGATCCACTCCAAGGGTATCTACACTCAGACCGGCTTCACCGGATCCAACACCGTCGGTATGGGCATCACCAGCCTCCTGGGCATCGGTGAGTTCGTCTATGACCCGACCCTGGATGATCTCCCCGAAGCCAGCGGCTCCGGCACCCAGACGGATTACTGCTACATCATCGACTCCGATGCGCTGCAGCTCTACGTCATGGATGGCGAAGAAAACAAGACCCACAACCCGGCTCGCCCCGAAGATAAGTATGTTATCTACAAGGCCATGACCTGGACCGGTGGTCTTGTGACGAAGAAGCTCAACAGCTCCGGCGTCTATAAGGTCGCCTAAGCGATCTTAGATCCTACAAACAGGGGGCCCAATACGGGCCCCCTTTTTGTTTGCGCGCACCAGGCGCCTGGACAGATTACTAGCTCTATGCAGACCGCTATCGTAGAGATCCTCCTTAACGGCAACATTCAGCATACGGTCACGCGCCGGGTCACCCCCGCGGAGATCGTCTTGCTCAAGCACATCCACGGCGATGACTCCGTCGTCGCGCCGATCGAGATCGAGTCCGTCAAGCGCAGCAATACCGACGAGGTTAACCGCCTTAAGCAGCAATACGGCGACGACGTGTTCAAGGCCGTGTTCCCTGGCGCCATGCCCAAGGTGCCCACGGATCTATCCGAGGTCGGCGTCGATACCGGCGCCAAAGCCAAGGACGAACCCAAGGCCTAACCGGACATGGCCAGGAACACTAGTCTCCTTAGTCTGCGCGATCAGCTCAGAGCTGAGATTGGTGCGTCCCCTAGCGTGGCCATGGGGGTTAATACGGTCGAGCAATTCGATCAGCTGCTGCGAAGGACGCAGGAGCGCCTGTGGCAGGACTTTGATTGGTCCTTTGGCGTGATCGACCGGGACGAGCCGCTGCTCGCCGGCCAGCGCTACTACACGTTCGACCCGGACATTGACTTTGACCGGATCTGCTGCGCCCACGTCAAGTATAGCGACATTTGGCACCCGATCACCTATGGCATCGGGACCAACGAGCTGAACAACTATGACTCAGACCAGGACGACGCCACGGAGCCGGCCGTTCGCTGGCGTCATTATGAGGGTAACCAATTTGAGATCTGGCCGGTTCCGACGACAAACAACCAGATCCTCCGCTTCCGCGCGGTTCGCAAGCTGCCCCCGCTTATCGCCACTACTGACGTCGCCCTCCTGGACGACACTCTGATCATCCTGTTCGCTGCAGCCGAGCACCTGGCCAGGACCAAGGCCCAGGACGCGTCTGCCAAGCTCAGCCAGGCTCAATCCCATTTCAATCGTCTCAAGGGCATGGGCCTCAAGACGGACCGGTTCATCTACGGTGGCGGCCTTGATGGCGGCCAGCGTATCCGCTACATCGGCGGCCGGGCTGTCTGGGACGATCGACCATAAGCCATGCCATATATCGTCGTTGAAAATTTCAAGGGAGGCCTTGATACGCGGCGGCATAAGCTGTCCTCAGCTCCCGGCACATTGACCGGCCTGGTCAACGCGCACGTCACGCGCGGGGGCGAGATCGAGAAGCGCAAGGCCTTTCACCTAACCTACACGCTACCGGCCGGGACGTTCGGCCTGGAGACGAGCTCTGGTTCTGTCTATGTGTTCGGTTCCCTGGACCTGGCTAGCCAGATGCCGGCCGGCGTGATCTACCAGCGCCTGGTTTCCCCGGACGGCGCCGGCAACGCCATGACCGACGTCGTCTATTCGACGGTATACGGAGGCAAGCCGTTCGTAATAGCTCAGTATGCGAACGGATTGAAATACCCGTTCTGGGATGGCGCCTACATCAAGGACTTCAGCTCCGGCATAGTCACGGCAGCCATGATGAACAACGCCGGCATCGCTGCGCACCTGGCTTCCGTGTTCTCCTACACTAACGACGAGAACCAGCCCTATTCGATCCAGGTGATCAATGGGAATAAGCTGCGAATAGTCGGCCCTCCTGGCGTCGCGTTTGAGGGGCGCATGATCAAGAATTCAAACCCGGCTACTGACGGAGTCATTGTCCAGGCTAAGACTGATCCAACCCCGGACAAAAAAGCCAAGGGATCTTTCGTCGTCTTAAACGGATCGGCTTCAACGTCAGCGACGATGAGCTACGCGCTGCGCCAGCACAACTACCCAGGGCTCCCGCCTACCATCGGCGTCTGGGTGGCCTATGCTGACGGGTCTGCGAAAGAGCTGCTTGGCTTCCCGGCGCCACTCCCTCCTCCGATCATCCGCACATGTTCAACGGTTGACGGAAGCCTTACTGTTACGACTGCAGACACTACCGGCATATCCGTTGGAATGACTGTAACAGGGAACGGCATACCGGATCTTGCCAAGGTGGCAGCGCTCTGGGACGACGGGACCAATAAGGGCTTCACCCTTACTGCCGGACATGAGGCTACCGAGGATCAGACGGACGTTTCTATTACTCTGCGAGAGCCGGTGATTGCTACGATCCAGGGGTTTGGCGCCTGGAGCATGGCCGGTGGTATCGGGGGGGACCCTGGTCAGCGCTACGCAGCTGCGTTCTCTACTTACGTCAACGCGAACAGCGGGAATACCGGCTACACGGCAAGCTATTGGCATGGCGGTGGAGGCTGGAACAAGTGGGATCCGGGCTCATGGACGCTTTACGCTCCTCTTTCAGACTACGAGAGCGCCAATAACAGATCCGTTTGGGTTGAGTTTACAGCCCAGCCAGGATACCCAGGATCAACCGGCGGCAACCCTGGTGATAATTTCTTTAGTTACGCTGCCGATACAATCATGCCCAGCCCCTACTACAGGGTCGGCGAGGACAGGTCCCAACCTACCGGAAGATGGATCATGAAAACAATGGGATACACCGGCGGCGTCCTGGCCGGCGGCACGTTCAATGGCATTAGCAGCGTGACGGTTGACGGCGTCGAGGTCCTTGGATCTCGCGTTCCCTGGGCTAACTCAAACAGCTCGCTGGCTCTTAACGTCGTTAACCAGATCAACACATTTTTATCGACGACTGAATACACGGCTTCCGTGTCGAACAATACGACGATTAATGTCGAGACTTTGCCTGGAACGGGAACCTCTGGGAATGGACGTAGTATTTCAGCTACGCCCGTCGGCTCTGTCACGTTGTCCGCGTTCTCGTCGTTCTCCGGAGGAACGAACCTTGTCCAGGCTGCCCCGCAGATCATGGAGTTCACGATCTCCGACACGTTCACGCCTGGAGATAAGTATTCGATCATCCTGGTAGACCCAGCTTCCCCCAACCAGCCATATCAGTTCGGCTTCAACCGCGTAGGTGGCGTCCAGCCCAATTTCTCTGCCACATACAAGGGCAAGGAATACCTGGCTGCCGGATCTACCCTATACTTTTCCAAGCTCAACGACGCGACCAAGTGGGGTGTCTATGAGCTAGGATCCGGCTTTATCGACATGTCCAATAACTTTGGCGGCCGTGAGGACATTACCGGGTTTGGCGCCTACCAGGGCTTTGTGGCCGTCTTTACCCGGCGCAACTGCCAGCTCTGGTTCTTTGACCCTAACCCGGCTCAGAACGCCCAGAAGCAGATCCTGGACAACACCGGCTGCCTGGCGCCTGGATCGGTCGCTGCGGTCGGCGCCGTCGATATGTTCTACCTGGCTGACAACGGGATCAGATCCCTGCGCGCCCGCGAAAACACCGACGCGGCCTACGCCAACGACATTGGTTCCCCGGTAGATCAGATGGTCATAGACCACATGCGGACCATGACTGAGGCCGACAAGTATAACGCCAAGGCGATCATCGAGCCGGAGGACGGCCGGTATTGGCTGGCTCTTGGCTCCAGGCTGTTCGTCCTGTCCAGCTTTGCCGGGTCCGGTATCAATGCCTGGTCGGAATATGAGCCAGGCTTCCAGGTCCAGGAGCTCGCGTCCATGGAGAACAAGGTTTACGCGCGCAGCGCCGGTAACCAGATCTTTGTCTACGGTGGCTTATCCGGCGGCGTATACGACAGCAGCCCGGTCACGGTTGAGATGCCTTACCTGGACGCCAATAAGCCGGCCACGTTTAAATCGGTCAATGGCCTGGACGTAACCGTCGAGGGCAAGTGGACGGTTTACATGGGCTTTGACTACACCAACCCCACCGCCAGAGACGAGATCGCGACCATGGAGCAGCCGACGTTCGCCCTGGGTCGCATCCCGGTGACCGGCTACGGAACCCATATCGGCCTTAAGCTCACCAGCTCAGCCCCAGGCTACGCCAAGCTTGCCAACGCGATCGTCCATTACGACGACCAGCACTCCAAGCATGAAGCTGGTTAATCTCAACGAGCCGGATCTGCTGTTCATCTGCGACAACATGCGAGAGCTCGACAAGCGCGAGATCTACGCGACGCGCTGGACAGACAACCCGGAGCACCTGGTCGATAGCGTCATGATCGTCCCGGAGCTTGGCTGGATAGCTAAGACAGACGCCGGCGTTCCGGTGGCTGCCATCGGCGTCGTTCCCATGTGGGACGGAGTATGGTCTGTATGGATGTTCGCGACCGACAAATGGCCGGAGGTTTCATTCGCCATGACTAAGTTCATCAAGCGCGCGCTGCCACAAGGCATGGCTGACGCCGGCATACACCGCGCTCAATGCTACTCCTCCGCGGATCATAACGTAGCTCATGCCTGGCTGCGCATGCTTGGCGCCGACAAAGAGTCGGACATTAAGTCGTATGGAAAAAACGGTGAGGACTTCATTCTTTTCAGCTGGATAAAACAACCAGCCAAAACACACTCCTAACTATGTGCGGATCATCTGGACCAGACTACGGCGCCATGGCCCGCGCCGACGAACAAGCTCGCCAGGCGCGCATTAAGGAAGGCATGGGCTCGATCGACACTACGTTCAAGCAGTTCGACGACAGTTATTTCAAGAGGCGCGAGGAGGCCTACATGGCCGACGCCAAGCCTAAGATCGCGGACCAACGCGACCAGGTAGAGAGTAACCTGGCGTTTAACCTGGCGCGATCCGGCCTTACTGACTCCAGCGAAAAGACACGCAACGTAGCAGAGATCGACCGGCAGACCGGCGCAGCTCGCGTTGAAGCCAGGAACAAGGCGCTTGAAGCCTCGCAGCTCGCGCGCAACCAGATCGAGAGCGAGCGATCTGATCTGATCGGCCAGCTCAACATGACCGGCGACGCTCAGACCGCAGCCCAAGGCGCTTTGTCTAGGGCGGCCATCCAGGCTAACCAACCGACGACGTCGGCGCTGGGCCAGCTGTTCTCTAACACGACCGGGCTCCTGGGAGCTGCTAACCAGGCCGGCATGATGGACCGCAACGCTCAAGGCCTCCGCGCTTTTGGGTTTGAGAATTCAACACTAAGAGGCGGTTCCAACAAGGAACGCACCGTTTCAACCTAATGTGCGAACCTACCACAATTGTCGCTATGTCGGCTATGGCAGCCGGGACGGCCGCGTCTGTAGCTGGCCAAAAGAAAGCGCAGCGCGCCATGGGCAACGCCCAGGCTGCCGAGAATATCCGTCAATCTAAGCTGCGCGATGAAGCTAACGCTCTGTTCTCCCAATCGCTTAACGCGAACACGGCAAAAAGCCGGTCTGAAGCTGAAGCTGCTGCGACGACCAGGCGAACCGATGCTTACAAGGGCGACCTGGCTTCCGTAAAGAGGGCCGAGGTTGGATCTGCCTATGGCTCACAGGCCCCCCAGGTAGTAGCTGATGAGTCAGCTGCGCGCGGCGAGGCTGGCAAAATGAGCTCCGTTATCGACTCCAGGAACAAGGCTGCCCTGGCTAGCTTTGGAGACGTTACTCAGTCTACCGCGGTCAAGAACGCCCGCGCCCGGTCTGAGATCGGAACCACGGCTGACTTTATGCGCGGATCTGCCAGCGCCTTGGGCGCCGAAATGGACTACGCCAGCAAGGCCGGCGATAAACTTAAGACTATTGGGGACATTCTTCAGAAGGTCGGTATGGTCGCCGGCGCTTACGCGGCAGCAACGCCGTTAGCGGCAACCAGCAACGCGGTAACATTGACCGGCGCTTCCGGCGCCCAGGCTGCTGCAGGAGGTCTGGCTGCCGGCAAGGCAGCTGCTGCCGGCGCCACCAAGACCCTGGCTGCTAAAACCGCGGCAGCTACGGCAGCCCCAGGCTTAAGCGCAGCTCCATTGAGCGCCATGCCTGGTTGGAACCTAACTCTGCCGACCTGGCAGCAGAAGGCCTTAACCACGGCCACCCGGTCTTTTACAGGCCTATAAATTATGGCAGACTATTCTGGATACGCACCAAGACAGCAGCGCCAGCCCCAGGATCCCTGGGCTGAGGGCGCCCTTGGCATGGCCAAGCTGTTTATGCCGGACCAGGAGACGCAGCTGGCTGCGCGCCGGTTTCAGCAAAACGAAGATCTTTTTCAAGCCCGGCTCTTGGACGCTGGAGCTGCTCGTGAAACCGCAGCGACCAGGGACGAATACGAAAAAAAGCGCCTAGCTCAGATCGACGAGCACAAGCTCCTCCATGAGGAACGCGGTCGGATCCTGGCTCGCGCAGCCAAGCAGAACCGGGACCTTACCCGCGCTGAGGCAGCCCGGCTTGCGGCGATCAACGGAACGATCCGAGGAACGGTAAGCCCTACTGAGGTTTCCGGGTTCTTTGCCTTGCCAGAGGCCACAAAGCGGGCCCAAGCCAAGGCTGCTGCCGGCGAACAAGAAAAAGCCACCAAGGCCACCCAGGACGCCCTAGCTGAAAAGGCCAAGGTTGAGGCAAGGCGCAGCGATGAGTTCAAGGGGCTGCACGGAGAGCACAGCAAGCGCATAGATACGGTTCGGCTTAAGAATAACATCCAGAACATGTTTAACAACACGGCTTACGCCAGGAGTGCAGGCTTTAAGCTTACCGACGAAGCCGCCGACGCCATAGCCGCCGCCGGCGCCGACCTTGGTTATACTGAAGCCGAGATGATCGACGCGGCTAGATCTCTGTTGTTGAAGATGGACACGGACACTACCGGCGCGCGTGTGCCTATTGTGGGAGCGACGGGCGATCAAGTTAGGTTCCAGGGCATAAGAAAATATAGCGAAGAACAGATCGCCGCCATGAAACGAGATTTTAGAGGGGACGATGCTGCCTGGGCTGCTGAAGCGAAAAAATATAGATCTCTCGTTAACCTTAGTGATGCCGATATGACCACCCTTACGGGACTCACCAGGGACCCCAAGGTCCTCCGAGTCCGTGGGACGCCGGCGTTTATTCGCGCGTTCGCCATCAAGAACCCAGGCAAAAAGATCCTATTCTTGAACACCGAGACAGGTCAGTATGGCGGTGGCATCTCGTCTCAGCTTAGAGCGCCGGCAGATCAGCCAGAGCCAGAATATCAAAACCCGGAAGAAAGTGATGCCAATTTTGAGGGTGGCAGGGTTCTGCTTGATTGGGAGGATCAATAATCAGTCATGGCAAACATGTTGCCTGGTGATAGTTTCTGGGACGCTGATCAAAAACTTAAGCCTAATATAAATCTGGAGAACGGTGAAGCGGGTCAGCTCTTTCACCTGGGCAGGGGCCCTACCGTAAACCCAAATCCTAAGCTGGAAGGCGCTACCGCCGTTGGGACTGTTTATCTGCCGCCAGGCAAAATCGTTGACATGTTTAAAGGTATGGGGCGTCTGCCCAACAGGCAGGAGTTTAAGACGTTTGCCGGCGGCGCCGGCTGGAAGGAAGGAGCTGACTACCGTTTCTTGCCCTATGAATTGCCAACCGGAGTCCAGGCTGCTGACCGAAACCCTCCTGTAAGCGATGGCCGAGCTATGTGGAATGGTCTAGTTAGGGGCGGCACTAACCTGTTGTTTGGATATGAGTCCGGACAAATCCGCGACACTATGGTTGATAGCCAGGTAACCAAGGCAGCTTACGACAAGGGTGGCGCCGGTGACCGTGTCATGGATCTGACAGCTGCGCTTACTGAAGCCGGCAGAGAAGATCTAATCGGCATGACTGAGGCTGATCTCCTGGCCATGGCTCCTACTATCAAGCGCAAGGGCATCCCCCCAGGCCTTATGCCGGCAGAGGAGAGGCGTGTCATGGGGCACCTGTATAAAAACCATGAATATGAAGAAAAAGACCGGGAAGATCCCACGTTCTTGGCAGATAGAGAAGCCCTTAGGGCAGCGATAGCCAAGGTTGATGCGCAGAAGAAATTTAACGAGAGAACCGAACAAGAGAGACGCGCCATACAACAGCTTGAAGGTGTGTTCACGCGCCCACCGATTACCCTGGGTGGGGGTCATGTAAGTGGTGACCCTCGTCTAGATAACCCAGACAGCTTTCAAATGGCTAAGTGGGTAAAGTCTATGACTCCGGAACAACGTGCTGCCACGACGCCGGAAATGGTTACTGCCAAAGGCAAGGAGATCCGGACGGCGCGCAGGGCCAAGGAGATCGTCGATGCGTTTACGGCTAAGGCAAAAACAGAACGGTTCCTTAATGATTACAGGGGAACATCTAAAGCTAGTAAGCTCTACTCAGAGGACGACTCCGGATATGGTCGTGTTTGGGATGAGATGGGGATTGGGGCAGTCGGAGTTCTTCTTGCGGAGCAAGGCCTAGAGTCTGCTCCCAGCACAGTCGCAACCATGGCTGCTACTGCCGTAGCCGGCGCCTTGACCGGCGGTTCTGCTGTAGCCGGTGCGGTCGCCATGGGCAGCAGCACGACTGCCATGGGTATGGGCGGCAACTTTACGTCTGCGTTCGGGAAGTGGATCACGGAACAAGATCGGGAAATTGAGCTTGATCAGCTGGGCGACCCGGACAGCCAGAGCTTCAAGAGGCTTCTTGCCCTGGCTGAAAAAGATCCCGTCGCGTTCATGAGTCAGATGGATCAGATGACGGCCGAGGGCGACAAGCGCGCTATTATCGAAGGTATCACCGCGGTAGCCCTAAACAAGCTGGGAGACATGGGAATGGATAAGATCGACGACATAGCACCGAAAGGCCTGTTTAAGGAGGGCTCTCCGCTTTGGGCCATGAGAGGGACAATCCGGCGCCCCAAGCAGCTAGCCGACGGTTTTTTCTGGAGAAAATCACTTGGTCCCAAGCTGGCAAACGCAGCCAAGAACACGGGATGGGAAGCCGTCGAAGAAGGCCTTACCGAGATCATAACGAGCATAGCCTCCGGCGAGGAGGTTGACATGAAAACAGCCCTATCGTCGTTCCTGGTTGGCGGCATGATGGGCGGCACATCTAACTTTGTCGCCGGCGTCCAGAACGTAGACGATCCCATGGCTTTGCTGCGCGAGAAGGTTCTTAATAATGAGGTTGGTGTAGATGAGGTAGCGAAGCAAATCGCCAGGAACACCGGCATGCCGGTTAAGAACGCCAAGGCTGCGCTGGTCAGAGCCCATGAGGTCATGAAGCACTTTGATGAGCTTAAGAAAAAGCACCCTCCCTTTGATTGGCCTAGATTAAGAACGGAATTTTTGAAGGGCATGGCTGATAGCGCCGGGACGTTGAAGAATTACGACGCAGACAGACAGCAGATCTACATGGCAGACGCCCGCGCGGCGCGCGCAGCCCTAGAGGAGGAGCTCAAGATCAATCGTCTTGAGGCCTTTAGGCCTGGCAAGGTTAAGCCAGACCCCAGGATTAAGGGGATTGGTGACTATCTGATGATCCAGAACAGCAACCCGGCGCCAGGCTACGACCCGGCACGGTATAACCCGCCGGGGCCAACAAGCCCTTAACCCCCAAAAAGTAGACCTTAAACTTGTTGAACATCAGCACCTAAAAACGAAGATCCAAAACCATGAGCGCAAGAGGTTCTAGTAATTTCGAAGGAAACCAGGCTGCAAACCAAGCCAGGCAACAGGCAGCGCAGCTTGAAGCGCGCAAACAGGCTGAAGCAGCGCGCGCTGCAGCTATTGCTGGGGCGGCAGCTCCTCAGACTACCCCATCTTCCGGCGCTCCCGTAGCTAGCGAGATCGCGAAGCTAATGGTCGAGACGGCCCAGCGCCAAAAAGCGCAGCCGTCCCCACTTGCAGCCTCTGGCGTATCCCAGGCGCTGCCTCTTAGCCCGATTGCTCCGGGCCAGCCTGGCCTTCCTGCTGGCGCCCCCACTTCCCTGTCTGATTTATTCGGCGGCCCTGCTGCGTCCCAGGCTCAAGGCGGCCTTTCGGACTACGGTCTTTCTCCCGACCCGGAGATGATCACCAACGCCGGCGGTAACCCTAACGCGATCACCAGCGACATGCCGGCCGGCATGACCATGGAGCCGGAAGCTCCTATGCCTGGCCAGCCGGCGCCCCAGGGCGCAGCTCCTATCACCGGAGCCACCACCATTTCTGATCTCGTCGCCCGCGGCCTTGGCGTCAACCAGGCGCCCCAGGCTCCGGCCATAGCTCAGCCTGGCATGCCGGCGCCGCGCGTCCCTCAGCTGCCACCCATGCCTCAGCTGCCGACCCCCACAGGTCCGCAGATGTTGCCTCAGTATGCCGGCGCGGACTCTCGCGCTAACTTTGCTCCTGGCGGCACCCCTCAGCTCATGCCGGAAGCCCAGGCCCGCGTTGACCTGGCCAATGCCCCTACCTTTGCGGATTGGGCCAACCAGCTCCAACAGATGGGGATCGCCGGCAACCCGGCCGCCGCGACCTTTGGCACCGGTATGCCGTCGCCGCGTGTCCCGCAGCTGCCGCCTATGCCCCAGCTCCCGACGCCGTCGGGTATTCCTTCTGGTCTTGCAGCGCCCCAGCCGGCGCCCCAGGCTCCTGCTTATGCCAATCCCCAAGCCCAAGGTGGTGTTCAAGCACCCGCCGGACCTCAAGCTCCGGGCGTCGTTCAAGGCCAAGCAGCTCCGGCTCAGCAAGTCCAAGCCCAAGCCCAGCCTCCTGTCGCTCCTGCGCCCGTTGCTGGACCGGCTCCTGCGCCGGCGGTAGCCCCTGCTCCTGCCCCGGCCCCCGCGCCCCAGGCGCCCCAGGCTCAGCAGCCTCCGTCCACCCAGGAACCGGCGCCGATCGACCAGCCGGCCGGCGAAGAAGGCCAGGCCGCCCCTGGCGGCGCGTTCAACGGCTCTCCCCTCCAGAACGCGAAGCCGGAAAAGCCGATGATCTCCGGCGGCCAGCTGACGCCTCCGACGACATTTGGCAGCATCTCCCCCAATCGTGTCGTCTCGCAGGACAGGCTAACCAAGGCCGGTCTTTCCGGCGCGCTCTTGTCTCAGTTCGTCGAAGAAGCTCAAATCGGCGCGGTCAAGTGGTATAAGCGCACCGTCGATAACGAGAGCGAGGCCGCCTCGCTGCTTTACGAATTTGCTAAGAACCGCGCCCAGGAGGAGGCCTTGATGCTCATCCTGGACGGACAGAACCGTCCGATTGCGATCCTGCGCCACCAGATGGGCGGCCCCGGAAGCACCAGCTTCGCGCCTAACATCCTTGCCGGCGTCGCTGCTGCCACGCCTGGCGCCAAGAAAGTTTATACCGCGCATAACCACCCTGGCCGGAGCATCGCGTTTTCCGATAAGGATCTCACCAGCCAGCACACCGTCGGGAAGATCCTTTCTTTCGTCGGCGTCGAGGTGAAGGGCGTCATGATCCTGGGTGATCCCAATTACGACATAGCCGGTATGGACAAGCCCAGGTTCTTGTTCACGGCCGGAAAGGATCTTCTTAAGGATCTTAATCGTTACGCGAACGGACGTCCCGATGGTGATGATCCTGCGACCCAAGAGATCCCCATGGCCGCGGACATGGTCCCCCAGAGCGAGGGCTCCGACGACCGCGAAGGCTACGATCCTGGCCTTAGCGATGAGGACAACATCACGGCGTTTGGTCGCCGGTCGAACGCCGGACTGTATGACATTCCGATCGTTGAGCGCGTGTTTACTACGCGAGGCCGCGGCCTGGCTAGTGTCAAAATGTCGGCTTCCGGCGGTTACGCTGAGATCGCTCCGCTTCTTCAGAACGGATCTGGCCTGGCGTTTGTTGACGCCGGCCTTAACCTTGTCGGCGTCCTGCCCATGTCTATCCGCGAGATGGGCATGCTCATGTCCTATGTCAGCCGTAACCACAAGCCGGGGCAGGGTCACCTGGTTGTGTCCTCCCGCAAGCTTGGTCCTGCCAGCCTCCGCATCGCTCCCGTAAGGGACGCCGACGGCAAGACCAACGGCAATAAGAACATTGGTCGCGGCAACCTAGACTATAGCAATAGCCCGATGGCACGGATCATGGCCATGAACGCCAAGTCCAACGCCGGCCGCGTGATCATCCACCTGGGTGACGTTGACGCCGACCAGGTTTCCAACGGCGACGACATTTCCGGAACCGTGTCCGGTCGCAACATGACCGCCGACGATGTTATCGACGCAGTCCAGAACCTTAAGGAGGCCATTCAAGAGTCCGGCCTAGAGTTCCTTGAAGTGACCGGCAACGACACCGGATACGGTGCGTTCCCGTTTGGTCGCCGCCGCGATCTGCAGCCGGATCAATCCAAGGCTCCGATCGACGAGGTTAGCCGCTACACCCCGGAAGGCGAAAAGGCCCTGGCAGACGATCAGCAGCCTGGCGCTATCCGCAATCTCCCGAACCCCAAGCTGCCTACCGGAGATCGCGCCTCGTTCCGCGAAGAAGGCGAAGCCTATGGCGCCGAGGGTGAAGCCCAGGGTGGCGTCGAAGGCATCGTCCGAGAAGGCCTCCAGGGCCCGGCAAATGAGGACGCCGACGTCAACGAAACCAACCCGGACGATCCTAACGCCGGCGCAGAGTTTGCCCGCCAGGAGCGCGAAGCCGGCGCCAGGGTTAACAGAGATCTACCCAGCGGCCTGGAAAACGCGACTGACGTAACCCCCCTTCTTGGAGCTTACACCCCTAAGAACAAGCTTAGGATCAAGTCTGTCCCAGGAGAGATGGGAATGAATACCAGCGTCGAAGGAGAGCCAACCCCCTCGATGGAAAAGATTGGCCCTTCCCAGCGCGAGTCCGCTGCTGGCGCCTCCGTATTCCCACGCACCCTTAGCCCGGCTACCAAGTTTGGCCGATGGACCGGTGAGCAGCTTAAGGACTTTGGTTTGTCCCAGGCCATGCTCGATCAGTTCGTCGAACATTCGACGATAGGTCACGTCATGTCCGGCGTCGAGTTCGTCAAGAACGCGGGCGACGCAGCTCACGTCGTGTCCTACATGCGCAAGAACCCGGTCGAGGAGATCGTCATTCTCGTCTGCGATAAGAACGGCAAGCCTCTCCAGGTGGCCAGGCATAGCACGGCCCATGAGGCCGCCGCTTGTGTCTTTAATCCTGCGATCCTTGTTGGCGCCGCAGCCAGCACCCCTGGTGCTGACACGGTTTACTTCATCCATAACCACCCGTCCCGTAAGCCGCACCTTTCCGGTTCAGACGAAAACGCCGACAGCAAGATCCGTGACTTAGTTAAAGCTGCCGGTCTAAAGTTTGGAGCTACCATCGCTATCGCCGGCGACAAGTTTGCTGCGCGAGTCAACGGTGGTATGTCTCAAGGAGCTGTTCCGATCAAGCCGGCTCCGCGTAAGTTTAAGATCCCTCTTACCGAACGTAGGTTTGCGTTCCATGTCGGATACAGCGGCGAAAGGATCTACGGAACCGCAGACAGCTCCACCCTGGGCGCTGAGGTCTTTGGGACGCAGCCAGGCGTGATCTTCCTGGATAACAACGAGCGCCCGGTTGCCACTCTCCCTCTCAGCCTTGAAACCCTGGCTAAGATGCGCGAGCCGGACCCCGCCGGCCAGACGGGCTTTGGTAAATTCGTGGCCACGACCGACCGAGCCGGAGGTTTGCACATGATCCTATACCTGGGCGACGTCCAGAGGAACGATACCCAGAAATGGATGGGAGCTGCTAATAACTTCACCAAGACTGTCCGCGCAGCCGGCGGTGTTAAGATGAAGCACATCACCAACATGGATGGAGATACGCTTACCCCTACCCAGGAGTGGGGTGATTTTGACGAAACCGGCGAGGACTATAACGCCGGCCAGGACAAGCCGGCCTCCCTGCGCGAAGCGGTAGAGCAAGCGGCTAAAAAAAAAAATGACCTAGAGGTTGGTGAGGGTGACCCGGATCCGGAAAGCATGGCCCAAATGGGCGAGCTTGAACGATCCTGGCGTGAGGACATGGCTGCTAAGAAGGAAGCTGCAGCCAGGGCGGCGGTAGCCCCTGGCGGCGTCCGCGCTAACCATGACAACCAGGCCCTGGCCGACAACGGTTTCATCACTCAGCGCGCAAGCCAGGACATGGCCAGGATCATGGAGCGCATCAACAAGCGCTTCCCTAACGGCTACAAGTTCTTCAAAGCCGGCATGATGGCCGCGCCGGAGTTCAAGAAGATCGCCAATCTCCGGCTGCGCTACGAGAGCCACAACGCCGGTTTTTCCGGCTTTGAAAGCCAGGACTACGTCTACATCGACGCCGTCTTTGAGGACGGTTCGACGCGCGAGATCGCCAGCCTGGATCTGATGCGCGGCTATGGCGGCTCCCCGGAGTTCCCAACGGTCGTCACCAAGGTGGGCATGAGCAGCGTAAACACCGATCTTCAGAAGCTTGGCCTGGGTAGCATCTTATATGTCGAGGGTGGCGAGCGCTTGCGCCGGATGGGCCAGCGAGAGCTGACCGGATCCGTCGTTAACCCGGCTGCCGTAGCTACCCGCGTTAGGGCCTTCCCGGCCGGTAGCACCGAGCTCGTTTCTATCCCTGGATCGTCTACCATGACCCAGCAGCACATGGCGCAGGAAGCGCTCTTGATCATCAAGAGTGGCATGGCTGCCTATACGAGCACACGCCTGGATCCGAACGTCGCCCTGGAAGAAGGCCAGGCCTACGACGATGGCGAGAACACGGTGATCCCTGGCGGCGCCAGGGAAGCCAAGCTTAAGCAGCAGCCTACCCGGCTGCCGTTGACCTACCTCAATATCGGCCACGGCCCCGGCCCTAATGGCCAGGCTGGGTTCGACTCACCCGAAGCAAAGAAGGCCTATTACGACAACACCTACCTGTATTTCATAGATAAGAACGGCGAGGTCCATATCACGGAAAACCTGTCGGAGTTATCCCAGGTTAATGGTCCTTGGGCGAAGGGTAACCCCGACTCCGTAACCCACGGAATGGTGTTCTTGAACAGCAAGTTCGGCGGCATTGGCCGCGATCACAATGGCTTCATGGAAGCCGTCGCCATGGGCCGGATCGAGAACCGTGACGGCAAGCTGGTCATGAGCCTAACGCCAGGACCGCAACGGCATCGGATGGGCAAGCCCGTCCTGGAGGACGGCAACCTGGCTGCGGATCTGACGGAAGCTATCGCTAACCTCAAGACCGAGGCCACCAAACACTTCAAGCTAAGATCGGAACGCAGCGCCAGCGTAGCGACGTTCGGCCGGACCGGCACCCTGGTCGAAGAAGCCGGCGCAAACTACGACGACGGCGAGAACATGCGCATCCCCGGCGGCGCGCGCGACAAGTTCCTGGACGACAAGGAGCAGCTGGTAAAGACCTTCAAGGAATACGGCTACATGACCCTTGGTCACGGGATCGACACGTTTGGTGAGCCTGTTGATAAGACCGGCGCCTGGAAGAAGAAGGCCTACATGTTCATCATCGACCCGGACGGCATGGTCCGCGTCAGCGACACGATCGACAAAGAAGAGGCCAAGTATATCCGAACGATGCAGAAGGAGTGGGTCGGCATGGCCGTCACCCTTAAGGACATGCTCAAGGCCCAGCCTAACACCAACGTGGTCATTCATAGGCAAGCCTTCCCTGGTCTGCGCAGCATGGCCGTCCAGGGGCGCGTCGAGATCCGCGACGGCGTGGCCTACGTTAGCGTCATCAAGAACAATAACCAGAACGAGAACACGGCCAAAGAGCGTCAGCAGCGCCTGGATCAGATCCGCAGCACGGTCCGTGAAAAGACCGGCGTTAGGGACGTCCGCATCGTGGACATGTCTGCACCGGCCGACGCAGATCCGACCAGGGACGCGGACTCCGCGCGCGAACCGGCCATGCCCTACGACGACGGCGAGAACACCCGTATCCCCGGCAGCGAGCGAGACGAGCGCCTTAAGAAGCTTGAGGAACGCGCCCGATACATGGAGCAGCTTGGATACATGCACATCGGCCATGGCTATGACGCCGGCATGTTTAGCGAGGACAAGACTCCTGGCGCCTGGAAGAAGAAGGCCAGGATGTGGGTCCTGTCTACTGAGACGGACCGGATCAAATTCAGCCAGACGATCGACAGGGTCGAAGCCCGTCAGCTTGCCAACATCAAGCGCATGCTTCTTGAGGCCGAAGAAAAGGTTAAGCAGACCGACCCGAAGGACCCCATGCTTGGACACCGACAAAGCCTTGTGACCTATTACGCCAAGCGGGCCAAGGACTTGCAGCACGACATTGGAACGAACGAGTCAGACGTCACCCATAGCGACTCTGCTGCCTTTAGCAAAAATGACTACACCGGACGCAACCCCCAGGGGCGCGTCGAGATCACACAGGACGGAGTCCTGGTCAGCGTGACCAGGCTGCGCGGCAACATGGAGTCTGTAGCTGATGAAGATTTTGTCATGAGAGAGCTGCGCGAAGCTGTCGCGAAGGAGCTGGGAGTGTCTCCCAACGAGGTCCGCATCGTGGACATGGATGGGAACACGCCGCCGGTCACGGGGACCGAAACCGATGATAGCGCCAGGGAAGCCGGCGCCGCCTACGACGACGGCGAGAACCAGGCTATCCCTGGCGGCGGCCGCCAGGCCTGGATTAAGAAACAGGCTGCGCTGCGCGCTAAGAACGAACTGCCTGGCGCCCGCCGGATCCAATGGTGGACGGACGTTGGCCATAAGGGGGGTAAGAAAAGCCGCGAGAAAACCTGGCTCTGGGCTTACGACAAGCAGGGCAAACTCCAGGTGATCAACGCCGACGAGCTTAGAACCAAGATGATGGATGACGGAGACGCCCTGGGCGCCACCCCCACGCACCTGGATTGGGAGGAGGCCTACTTCCCTGGACTCCTGTCCGGAACGGCGCATGGCCGGATCGACGCGAGCGAGGAAGTGATCCGCGTGTCACTTACCGGCCGGATTAAAGACTCCGCGTTTCGAGAACAGGTCAAGCAAGAGCTGGCCGAATACATCGGCGCCGACGTCGATAAGGTCAAGGGCTACGACTTCACCGGCGGCGGCATGCCGGAAGTGTTTGAGCCTGGATCTGAATACGAGGTCCGCGACGACAATAACGAGATCGTCGTGATCAGCTGGGACGACATTGGCTACCCTAAGACTGAGGCCCCCGACGCCGAGCAGCGTGGCATCAGAAACAAGATGGACGACGCCACCCCTATGGGCCTGTTCTTCATCAATAAGCAGGGCCAGATGGTAACGATCACCCAGAACGAGCTCGCGCAGAGATCCATTGACGCCGGCCGTTACATTGACCCGACCCAGGTTGACCATCACGATTGGGCTGACATTGGCCATGAAGGCCTCAAGGCCGCCGGCATCGAGGCCTGGGACGGAACCAACGACGTGGCCTGGGGCCGGTATGAGATGCGCCCGGACGGGTCCTACATCATGTCCTACCGCGGCCGGCGCGGTCATTACGGCAACCAGGACGCCAAGGCCAAGCTGGCTGTGATGCTTGAGGTCACCCCGTCACAGATCACCGGCTTTGATTTCCTTAAAAGGGATAAGACCAAGGCCACCAGCAACGGCTGGCGCGCCAGCAACGGACGCAACTACAGGGCGGCCCCGATGTTCAACCAGAACCAGGCCGGCAGCGATGCCGAATTCCGACAGCTTGCCAACGAGCTGAAGGGCATGAACGTCGATCAAGCCAAGGCCTACTTCAAGAACAACCCCGGCAAGGTTAAGCTCCTGTCCAACCGCAAGCTGCCGCCTCACCTGGAGAAGCTCATCCAGGCCATGCGCACCATCGGCTACAACGATGCCAAGGCCTGGCTGCAAGCTCACCCTATCGGCCGGAAGCTCATGGAAAACGGCCGGCTTATCCTGGTCAAGAGCCCCAGCGAGGTGCCCTTTATCAGTCCGCTTGATGCGGACACGGTGGACTTCAATGGCGTCGTCGATGGGAACAATCGTGAAGCCACCTATTTCGTGGGAGATCGCATCTCCCAGGCAGAGCTTGACGCCCTAATCCTGCATGAGGTCGGAGTCCACATGGGCATCGGCAAGGATACGGACCTGGTCAACGACCTATTCGCGGAGCTGTATAGCCTGGCTAAGAACGGGTCCAAGTCAGACCCGGACGTAGCTATCCTAAACGACACGTTTGCGCGCGCGTTTGATGCGGTTTGCAGCCTAACGTCCTATGGCCCGGAGATCATGAGGCTCATTAACCAGGGGCAGCTTAGCCCGGTTGAAAGACATTCTCCGGAGCGCATCGCCCAGATCATCAAGCAAGTCCTTCAAGCCGACGCGGCTAAGAACAAAGAAACCATTGACGACGGCGACATAGCAGATTTCACGGCGCACATCATGCGCATGTATCACGAGGAAGCCCTTGGCTACCTCATGAACATGATCTCCATAGCTGAGAACGATGGCACCTATAAGGAGAAGGGCATCATCGCCTCGTTGATCCAATGGATCAAGGCGACCATGATCCGCATGGCTTACGCCAATAGCCAGGGCGGCAACCGCCGCGTAGCCGGCGCTGTAATGGGAGCTCTCAAGGCCGGCCAGGTTATCTCCGGTGCCATCGGAATGTCCAATGTCGGTAACGCCCTTGGGTTTAACGAGCTGAGCAAGCTGCTGGCTATCACTCCAGGCGACGTCCGGGCGATCGCCCAGGGATACGCCAAGGTCTACGCCGCCGGCAAGGAAGTCCGCGTGGCCACGGCCAGGAATGGAACCTGGGAGCTGACTGCCCAGAGCCAGGCAAACATTAATCAGCGCATGCGTCCGAACGCCGGCAACACCGCGCTGTTCGCCCGGACCATGTCCGAGGAAACGCGCAAAAACGCATCCAGAGGAGGGCCCAACCAGGGGTTGGCGTTCCAGGCTTCAACTGAGGAGCAGATCAAGGCTGAAATAGACAGGATGAATAATGAGAACAAGGCGGCCGGAGCTAACGAAGTCATCACTAGATCTGATTTTGTCGGAGCAGAAAGCGAACAGGTTGGCAACGAGCAGCCCATGCCTACGGCACCTATTGGTCCGCTTGGAACGCAGCTGCCTATCGGTCCTAATCAGCGCGATGCTTTTGCTCCCGTCCAGGGAGTCAGCTTCCCGTCTGTTAACCTTGATCTTCCAATTTCATTAAGATCGCGTGGCAAGCGCACGGACATCCGTAACGAAAAAATAACAGGGGCAAGGATCGTTCTCCGAGAGGGTATCCATAAACCCGCCAAAAAAGACGACAGATGGGAGGGAGGGGGCGGCTTTGGACTTGTTCACCTTATTGCAAAACATGGCGCCGAGCTGAGGGCTACAGGTTTATTTAATGGATTGACCGACACACAGATGGTTCAGAAGGCCGTCGATCTGATCCTTTCGTCTAATAACAAAGTCGTTAAGTTTAGCATGGGATCAATGGATACTGACAGGGCCTTGAAGGAACCAGGCAAGGGCACCGAAAGACTGTCTACCCAAGAGGCCAACGTAGTATTAATTAAGGATAATAATACGGGCCTTATCGTGGCCCTGCGTATCCACCAAAACGATCCTAGCTTTGCCGGCTATGATCCAGATGCAGGGACTAATTTCTTAACGATTGGATCTCTCTACACGCAAGATCCAGGCAAGACGTTTGAAAACCTTAAGGGTGGCATGGAACGATTGGTTAATGCTAATACAATCTCCGTTAACCAAGGTAGCAATAACGTGCAAGAAAGCAGCCAGGTTGAAGAAACCGGCGAACAGCTCCAGGCCAGGGAGCAGGATCAGATCCGCGACATACTATCACACCAGGGCGGCGGCCCGGCCGGCCCCGCGCTGCTTGCCTCGCTGCCTCCCACCCCGCCCCCGCCTACGCCTACCGCCCCGGCGGCACCCTTGCCGGCACCTCTGAACCCGCCGGCTTCCAACGACGATACGGCGCGCCGCGTAGGCGACGTGCTACGCGGTCGTTACTTTGACGGCATCAGCACCAAGGCGCACCAGAACGCGGAGCGCACCGGCAGCGCAGCCGTCCGGGCTATTGCGGACATTATCCACACCCGCCCAGGAACGGAGAACCCGTCCTCTGATCGCGACCTACCCAAGGCAATCATGACGGCGCGCGCCAAGTATCAGAACAAGTTTAACGAGATCATGCGCCCGCTGCGCGATCAGCTTGGTCGCATGACCAGCGAGCAGCGCGAGCAGTTCTACCGCGATCTCGTCGATCAGATCACCGGCCGGACCAACATCCAGCCTGGCGTCGCCGGCCACGCAGCCACGCAGCTGATCGCCCTGCTTAAGGAGCTGCACGATTACCGGACCGCAGCCGGCGAGGACCTGGGCC